TGGATATTTAAAGGATGTTGAGGGCAGTGTGATTAAAGATGGTGAGCATGTTCCTTATTTGGACGCAGCTGGAAAATGGACTATTGGATATGGGACAAGAATTAGTAAGGCTACGCTTAGTCAAAGCGGAGGTGGATCAACAAAATATAAAGGAAAGACTATTTGGTCTGGAGGGAAGACTTTTAGTGAGAAAGAAGCTGTGAAAGAGCTTCAGAGTAAAGCTTTATTATCATTAAATCAGGCTGAGAGATATGCCACCGATAGAGGATTTGATTGGGAAAGTATAACTGAAAGACAAAAACATGGGATTGCAGATTTCATGTATAATCTTGGTTATAAGACAATGACTAGTCCATATAGAATGGAGAGTGGAGAAATGTCAAAAGAGAATATGTTTCATTATACAATGGGTGCTTATCTTGGTGGAGACAATGTAGTCATTAATGAAGACCCAAATATATCTCATAAAAGAGTATATCATGCAGATGGTGAAAGATTTGAATTGAAATATAGAAATAAAAAATGGAAAGAATTATTTGGAGGAATGGGAGAAGATATTGCTATGGGGAATATGTTAAAAGAGGATGATCCTTTAGGAGTAAATTATGGCTAGAATGACTAATAAGAAAAAAGCAGAATCAGTTAGAAGTTTGTGGCAAAAAGCCGCGTCTAATGAGAGACAAAAATGGAGAAGTATTAATCAAAGGGGATATGATTTTTATCTTAATGACCAGTTGACAGCTCAAGAGAGAGATGATTTACAAGAAGCTGGTATGCCTGATTTTGTTATTAATAGAATAACACCTGCTATCGAAATGATGAAGTTCTTTGTAACTGCAAATAATCCAAGATGGCAAGCTGTAGGAGCTGAAGGTTCTGATGTTGATATAGCGGCTATTCATTCTGATATAGCTTCTTATTGTTGGTATGTATCAAATGGTAGGTCATTATTTTCACAAGTAGTTCAAGATTCTTTTACTAAGGGTATTGGATATATGATGGTTGATGTTGACCCTGATCAAGATAGAGGTATGGGTGAAGTTGTTTTTAAATCCGTTGATCCTTTTGATGTATATGTTGATCCTATGAGTCGAGATTTTCTTTTTAGAGATGCTTCTTATATCATAGTAAAAAAGGATTTACCTAAAAATCATTTAATGAATTTATTCCCAGATCATAAATCTAAGATAAAGAAATCATCTGGTTCGGTTAATCAATTTGGATCATCTAGTTTAAGAGATGTTACATCATCTGATAGTGTTCAATTTGAAGATATTGGTTCTAGAGCTTATTTGCCTGATGGTAAAGAAGATGATATTATAGATTTTTATGAGATGTATTCTAAAGAGAAGTTGCCTTTTTATAATGTATTTATGAGAGTTCCTCCAAGTCCTCAAGAGATGGAACGTATTAATGGCATGGTTGAAGAAAGAATGGATTCTATTATTAAAGAATTAACTGTTGCAGCTGAAGAAAAAGAAATTGCAATTAAAATGTCATTGGAGAATGGTGAGATTATTGAATCAAGAGCGATGCTTGAGTTAGAGAAGCTTCAGAAAGAAACTCAACAATCTATAGAATCTCAACAAGCTGCTATGCAAGCTCAGGTTACTGAAGAAGTATCTAAAGTTGAGAATAAAGTTGTTAGTGAAGATGAATATAAATTATTAATTAATAATGAAGAATTCTCAGGAGCTGTTGTTGATTCGGTAAAATTTCATGATACAAGAGTAAAGGTTACGTGCGTTGCGGGTGATACTTTATTATATGAATATTATTTGCCTAATTCTGATTATCCAATAGTTCCATTTCCTTACACATATACAGGAACTCCATATGCTATGAGTGCTGTAACTCCTCTTGTTGGTAAACAGCAAGAAATAAATAAGTCTCATCAGATAATGCTTCATAATGCTAATTTAAGTTCTAATCTAAGATGGCTTTATGAGGAAGGTTCAGTTCCTGAAGATGAATGGGAAAAATATTCTTCATCACCAGGTGCATTATTGAAGTATAGACAAGGATTTGCTACTCCAACTCCAGTTCAACCATTACCTCTTAATCAAGCTTTCTTTAGTATCACTCAACAAGGAAAACAAGATATAGAATATATATCAGGAATACCTGGGACATTACAAGGAGTGGAAACTGAAAAGCATGAAACATATAGAGGAATGTTAGCTTTAGATGAATATGGAACTAGAAGAATTAAGGCTTGGGGCCAAACTATAATGGAACCTGCATTAGAACATTTAGGTAAAGTTTTTATGGAAACGGCTCAGAATACATATACAGCTCATAAAGTATTTAGGATAATTCAACCTGAAGCAGGAGGACATGAAGAAAAGAATGTTGAAATAAACGTTCCTGTATATAATGATTTTGGTGACGTTATGAGTAGATGGAATGATTATGCATCTACTAAATTTGATGTAAGATATGTTGGAGGTTCTACGCAACCTGTTAATAGATGGGCTTTGCTTGAAGAATATTTTAGATGGTTCCAGTCAGGTCTTATTGATGATATAGCAATGATAGCTGAAACTGATATAAGAAATAAAGATCAGATTATACGAAGAAAGAGTGTATATGCTCAGCTAAAACAACAATTAGAAGAACTTACTGAAGAATTGAAAGATCGTGATGGTACTATTGAAACATTATCAAGACAAGTTATTCAATCTGGAATTAGAGATAAAGTTAATACAGCTGGTACTGAGGTCAAAAAAGATGTGCTTGAGACTGAAGCTCAGCAAAAGTACCTAAGAAGTTTGATGAATGATCAAAATAAAAAAATAACAGAAAAACAAGTTGAAAAGGATAGATAAAAGCAGTTAAATTAATGGAGGTACATTATGGCACTGCAACAAGAGCAAAACGACAACCTGTTAGAGGATAACAGCCTCGGGACTCAAGACATGTCTTCAGCTGACTTTTTTAGTGAGCTAGATAGGCAAGTTAATGGTGCCGTACAAGAAAGTGACGGGGAGCCCGTCCGTCACGACAGCGTAACGGCTAAAAATAGCCCTCGCGAAGAATCAGTCGATAAACAAGGGCACGATTACGAAAAAAGGTATAAGGATTCAAGTAGAGAGGCCGGAAAGCTGAAAGGCAGACTGGACGAACTTGAGCCTTATGCGCCTATCTTAGATGATATGAGAGAAGACCCTAATTTAATAAACCATATTAAGGGATATTATGAGGGTGGAGGCACAACGCCAGGAAATCTCAAGGAAAGACTAGGACTAGATGAAGACTTCGTCTTTGATTATGACGAAGCTATGGATAATCCCGATTCTGATTCGGGGAAGTTATTGGGTTCCACCATTGATGGTGTAGTTCAAAAACGACTCGGTCAGTTTGCTAAACAATCAAAAGATGAAAGTCAAAGGCTTACAGCTGAACAAGACTTTCGTAGTAGACACGAACTAAGTGATGATCAGTTTCAACAAGTTGTGCAGTATGCACAATCGAGACCTCTAACTTATGATGATGTTTATTTTTTGATGAATCGAGGCAAGAAGGATGATAAAATAGCTCAGAATACAAAAGGCGAAATGATGGATCAAATGAAGAAAGTTCGTGAAAGACCTTCTTCGGTAGCTTCAACAGGGTCTAGTGGTAGTTCTTCACCTGGGTCGAATGATGATCGAGTGTTTGACTCCCTCGTTGATATAGATAAGGAATTGGAACAGGCTTTTAGTTTATCATAATTAAAAGTCTTAATTGTTAACTTAAAGGTAAATAAATGTCTGATATTTTTACACTTGGAACATATTCTGATGTTGCAACTTGGTCTGATGGTACATCTAAAGATACTGGTGATCTGAGACGGAAGTATAATTTTGGAGACCGTGTCTCTGAATTAGCTATCTCACAGGACCCTTTCTTTAGATTCGTATCTAAAATTGCTAAGAAGCCAACTGACGATCCTGAATTCAAGTTTACTGAAAGACGACCTTCTTACCATAAACGATATGCTTATGTTTCTGGCTGGGTTGAAAATGATAATACAGATGTAGTAGGTGGCACCGGTGGTGACGCTGATATTACTATGTATAATGATGGTGGCACTCCTGCCGCTGCTTCAACTGGCGATATATTCAAGGTTTATATGTCAACTGACTATGAATCTGCT